CTTACAGAGTGTTGTAACCACCACAGAAATTACACTCATGCCCATTGATCAGAAAGGATTAGTCCAGCTCTTATGTTGTCTCTTGGTGATTTTACCGTCTTTCAGAAGACCATCAACGCACTGAAGGAATAAGTGCCATTTGATATCGCGAGTGAACTCGATGTCATTGTCAGCACAATATTGCATTGTGACTTCTTTAACAACGGCTTGAACTTGTGTTTTAGTCATGGCTGAGAATAGATGTCTAGGAGTTGACGACGAGCTTGATAAGCTTGATGTTGTGAATTAAATGTGGCGATCTTGGTGAGGTCATCTCTCCAATAGAGAGCCCATTTGTGTGACCCTATCACACCTTTGGCGATGATAGGGTTATCAATACCGAGAGGATAAGTCATATCAACCGCCAAACATTTCTTCAAACAATGGTGTGTCGCGGTTCTCGCGATCATACATTTCATTGACCAACCAAATGTTGTCTTTGATACATTGAATTTCCATTTGCTTCTTGTGAAGCTCTTGTCTGAGATCGTAGAGTTGGCGGTTGCGTTCTAGTAGAGTCATAGCTTTGTGTGGTTACACAATAGGGGACGTTTGGAGGTGAGGCATTCTATTTGAGCTCAATTCTGTCCATCAATACCATTCCGAGGTCAAAGAACAGATCTTGATCACAATTACCAAGCTTCTTCTCGATAGCGTCACCAATTAGTTCTTGCATAACGTCACAATACTTGTCATTCATGTAGATTTCCTCGATGATGTCCTCTTTGAGAGCATCAGCCAGACGTGAAACAGTGGTTGCAGAGAGAGGCATATCAGTTTGAGAGTAAGTTGATGATGGTGATGAATAGTGCGCCACAAGTGACATAATAAAGGAAGCGAATTAGATTAAACATCAACGGCGATAGAGAAATGAACCGTAAGGGTCGCAGATATCAGGGTTCTCGACTAAACCTTCGAGCGAGAATCTTATACCTTTGGCTGGTGCTTTCCATGACGCTGCCTTATACACAGCACCGTCTTTTTTGTCGATGAACATAACACAACTGCGACCACGGTTTCTCTCACCGTTGACAGTGTAAAATGACATGACTTTGATATACTTACGGCCAACTTCGTATTCCCACTGATTAGTGATAGCACGATTAGATTCGATTGATTCTACCTTCCAGCGATCATTAAGTATCTCAAGCAGACACTCGGTCAGATACTCAGTTTTAGCAGCAATAGTTGTCATGATGTGGTGATGATTGTAATACTGTGGACGTTTAGAGGTGAGGCATTATGTGGCTTGTGCCAGGAGTACACTTGGGAAGTATTGCGTCAAGTCACTATCAACAATGTGATGTGATGCGTCCTTGAACTTGACACGATCTGTTTTGTGCAGAAATACCATTTCACCAACACCAATATCTTTGTAATCATATGGCGAACGCTTTCTAATGGCTGAGAACAATTCATTCTCATGGCGTGTTGATACTACCACGCGTGAGAGTTTATCAATGTCTGCCAGGAAGTTATTGACAAGATCATACTTTACATCTTTCTTAAACTGTTCATAATGATACTTGAATATGAACTTTGATCCACTACGAACACCACCAAAGTGTTCTTTGGTAATACTATCACCGCCTGTGACCTTGAGATCAAGAACCTGGCTCAATGTCTTGTCTGGGTGTTGACTCCACTTGAGAAATGCTTTAGGTGTGAGAAGACTGGCAGTTTCTACAATTTTAGTTGAACTACCCCAGCAAATAGCACCAGATAGATCCTCAACACACTTGAACATTGTCTCTTCAGTGTACAGATCACGCTGACCAGCACTGAGAGACATAATCAAATGAATTTGATTGATAAGGTGAGACTTAGCGGTTGCCATTTGGTGGTTGTGGTTAATACTAGGGACGTTTAGAGGTGAGGCGTTCTGAAGCACGGCGATTAACTGCTGCAACTTCAACACAACTGTGTGTAGTCTGTGTCTGTTGATATACCCACACGATCCTGCGGGTGTCAACGTCAGATGCCATGTTGTAAATCATTCTTCCGCCTTGTTGATAGGATTAGCATAGTACTCGTTATCAGTGGTGACATCGGTAAAGTATTTCTCTGTATCATGAAATACAAGATACAAAGTCTCATCGTTGTCTTCTACGTTCCACTCACCATGCAGAGCCAAAATGTTTCTGGCGTGTTTCATCCTCTTCTTACTATCGGGCTTAGCCGATTTGTATTTTTGACTCATCTCGTTTAGGCGAGATTGATATTGATCAACGATTTGCTCTGAGATATACTCAGCGCGTTCGTGATTGTATGTAAATGTAGTGCCGTCGGTCTCAAAGACTTCGGCATTGTCTGGGTTGAATTTCATAATCAAGCCTCGGTGGTAGTGGTTGCCTTGCCTACATTACTAGGCCCAGTCCATACTAGACCGTCTTCTTTCCATTTTGAAATAAATGCCTGGCGAAGTTCCGTCAGTTCAGTGTAGCGAGATTGTTGTGATGCAGTGTATTTGAAGTTCTGCACACGCCACTGCTTACGTAGATCTTGGAGTTCACGTAGGATTTGTGATGAATTGTTCATAATAATAGCAGGGTTACAATACAATGGACGTTTGGAGGTGAGGCATTATGTCACTCGACACGCGTGATGACAATGTGATCAGGACCATTACCTTTTGCGGGACGCTTCTCTCTAGTAACTACAAAGCCTTGTTCCGCCAAACCAACAGGAACTTCTGGGCCCCTGTAGTTCTCACTATACTCATCGCATTTGATGAAAAATGACATTCCACGTTCCATGTCATGCCAAGGATATTTTTGATTACCCCTACCGCGAGGAGCATCAAACATTTCGTCAATTTGGTCTGCGGTGTAAAGTCCGAACATGATTAGCAGTTGATTACAATAAAGGTGACGTTTGGAGGTGAGGCATTCTAGTCTGTGCAGAATTCGATCAGTTTAGATCTAATGTCAGCAGCAGGAATGTCCTTGGCTACAGTGTATGCTTCCAATTCTTCTTGAATTGTGAGATCATCAAGACCATCTTCCTTCATCATACTATAAAGCTGAGATAATTCCGCCTCAGTATATGATGACGCTTTAAGAAACTTGACTAAATCCCTCTCATCGAAGATTGGGCCTGTCTCACCATCAGCAAGAGTGCCATAAGCACAATCCTGTACTACATGATGTGCTTCATGTCGCAGGGTATCAAAGTCATTGTCAGTCCAACCATGCTCCTCTAAATGAGTTGTCATGTTGTCCTGACAGACAACGAGCATAGCAGCGTAAGTGTAATACTTACCATCTGCTCCATCATTACAATGAGCACGATGATTGTAAATGGTAGTAACACCTACGTCCTGCAATGATTTCCACAATGCAAGATGATCATCTGGCTCATTTTGAGCCTTCACACTAGGTGCTAGGACTGATGCTGCAGCGAGGAGAGAAACAAAAAGTCTTTTCATTGGTTGTTTTCAAGCATGAGTGAGCGATACTGGTCAATAATAGTCTGAAGATGTTCCACTGAGATTCTAATCCCTGCGGTGGAATATCCATAGGCATAAGGATAACCTTGATCAGGATTTTCCTTGGCCTCTGTTCCAACAACAAGACAATCATTGAGGTTATCAATGACTGATTCTAGCATTGTATCAATGTTCATAGTTTGGTACTTAGCTTGAGTTTAAGTGACCTTAGAGACTGCTTACGGGACCGTAGACGACCCTTACACATTCCCTTAGTAGTCTTCTCTTTTTTAGAGTGATGTTGCCAATTGGGTGTGGTCATGGTACTGTGGACATTTAGAGGTGAGGCAGTTTATCGCTTTCTCAGTTTCTTCATCAATGTCAGAGCAGATTGTTTGTTCCGACATACTTTAACAGGCGAACCATTATGTATCACCATGAGCTGTGTTTGTGACCCAGCCATGGGAATAGCCAGGAGGTTTTCATTGTAAACAATAGGTATGGCTCCTGGTTTAGGATCAAGGATGTGCGAGTTAGTGTATTTCATCGGCGAGTCACACTGTCAAGCATCTCACCCTTCTCAAACACAATGTCAACACACTTCTGCAGTGCCTTTTGTGTAGACACACCGACATTGTTGTAGCAGGGAACACACAACATGCCATAAGTCTTGGCCTTGGAACCAACACGAATGACACGACCGACAGTCTGCAACATCTCGATAGCATCCATGTTACGGAGAAAGATAACAGCCTCAAGTTCAGATACGTTGATACCTTCGGACAGAATAGACCTGTGAAGAACAACAAACTGTTTGTGCTGATCCTTACCCCATGCGTTCAGTGTCTCAAAGAACTCTTCACGCGTGACTTTCTTACCATCAATGACAGCACCAGTCTTGCTAGTGATGTAGAGATAAGAGTAACCACGCTTGTTCAATTCACTGGCGAAGTCTGTACGGAACAGATTCTGTAACTGGCGTGTGGTCTTGACACAAACAAGGATCTTTTTGATCCTGATCTGATCAATAGACTCCAGCACATTGTTACCCTCAACAAATGGAGTGAGAGACTTCTTGTCAACCTTCTGCATGTCAATCACCCGGACCTTAGGCGGAAGAATGTAACCATTCTCTACCAGTTCAGGTGCAGACACACGAGCAATGACTTGACCATAAGTCTCAGCCCAATTCATACCAGGCTTGTTGACTGTGACGCTAGTCTTACGAGTAGCAGTAAAATAGTAACAACGATCTGCATGCTTACTGAAATACTCTGTCGCTGGATAGAAGTTACGTTGAACACTGTTATGTGCCTCGTCAAAGTAAATGGTATC